GGTGAGGGTGCGTTTGATAAGCTGTTCGCCTTCCGCCGAGCCAGACCAGATATAGATGCTAAACTCTATGTCTGGGGCTATACCTCAACAGTGCAAACCCAGGATGCTGCTGATCTAGCTCGATTAGAAATCACCGTATTGGGTATTCCCAAAGGTGTGCCTGAGCCATTAGATTCGGTGCAGATGGATAAGAGGTGGGATGCATTAAGAGCTGAATATGATGCTATGCGGATGTATGATAAGGGTATACCCGTTCCCACAGAGGTCTCAGACTTTTGGGATACTCGCAATAGCATTATGACTTCTATCCGCAATTATGATAAAATGTTACAGATGACCACTGACCCAACTAAACAGCAGGTCATTATAGAGAACATTGACAAAGAGTATGAAAAACTACTTGGCTTGCGTGCCCTGGTGGAAGTATACTATAATCAGAAGCCAGGCATTAGAGCCAGACAGATACTTAATATCCTAGAAAGGGATATGTTGGAGATGCAACGGCGTTCTGCTCGTATATCTGCAAGGTATCCCACGAGGAGGTAAAATGGACGAACTTGAAAAAGCCGAACAAATGGAAAAGGCTGAGGAGGAAGGTCTTGAGCAACCAGACGTTTCTCCTGCCGAGACAGAGGAGTCAGAAGAGCCTGAAACTCCTGCCCAGCCAGAGGTTGAAAAGCTCCTAGCTCGAATTCAGGAGCTGGAAGCTGATAACAGGGGCAAAAGTCAGGCGATAACTCGTCTGTCTAAAACTAAGTCACAGCTAGAAGCTGAAATGGTTGCTAAAATCGATTACCTTAACAAGAAGCTGGATTTGCTCATGAGGCAGCAAACTGGGGATTTTGAGCCTGTTTCACTTGAGCAACAGACGGCAGCAATTGAAGCCGAGTACACTCAGAAGAGACAGGCATTACAGGTTGCATCAGAGTATCAGCAACACGCCGAACAATCCTTCGGTGCTATCAAAGAAATAATGGAAGCAGCAGGATTGGATATTAACAGTGATGCCCCTGAAGTTTCGGAGGTTCGAGAGGCATGGAACGAAGCTCTGAATAGAGGGGAAAGGCTGGATGGTGTTGTTGCCAAGGCAGCCAGAATAGTTAAACAAAAAACCCCCAGAGTAGACAAGCTGAAAGAGCAAATCCGCAAAGAGGTGCTTGAGGAATTCAAGCGTAGCGGAAAATTAAAGGTCGAGACGGGTGCTCCCTCAGGTCAGGCTAGTGACCTGAGGCGTATCGAGAAGATGTATGCCGAGGGAGACCTGACCACACAGCAATATGAGGAGGCACTCCGTAAACTAGGAAAGCTATAAGGAGGCAAAAATGGCTATCCAAACCTCGCCTAAAGGAGCTGGGCAGATGTACTTCCCTAAGGCGGGGCAGATGTCAGCCCATGACCTGACTGAGGGTGTTGACCTGAGTAGCAGTGAGGCTATCGGGCTTACCGTGGATGCGGTTGACTGCGAAGAGGTGGGGCTGAAGGTTATCCTAACTGATAAACTGGTAAGGCAGTTCAGTGAGGATATCTGGGCAATGGTAGGTCGCCAAGTTGGTGATGCTATGGCTCGGAAAAAGGATAAGGACTTGTTGGACTTATTCGACAGTCTGACCTCTAAGGGTGCTGCGGGGACAAGCCTGACACTGTCTTATTATGCTGCTGTGTCTACTGCTCTCAGGGCAGTTCCTGTCCCCTTGCCTATAGTCTGTGTGCTGCATCCTTACACCGCTCACGGGCTAAAGACCGCTCAGGCAGTATCGGGCACTTACCCAATTCCTGCTGCTGGCTTGAGTGTGGATGTTATCAAACAGTGGCACGTGGGCACTTGGGCTGGCGTACCTTGCTTTGAGGATGGCAATATCGATATCGATGATAGCGATGATGCCAAGGGTGGTATGTTTGGTAGGCAGTGCTTGGGTTACTTACAATCTAAAGCACCGAGTACCGAGCGTGAGCGAGATGCCTCTCTGCGAGCCACAGAATTGGTTATAGTCGCTGATTATGAGGCATTTGTCCTTGATGATTCACATGGATTTGAGATGTACTATGATGCCTCAGCACCATCGGCAAGCTGATGATATAGTCCCTAGGGAGATTGCGGTAGGTGGAGCTATGATTAAACCACTACCTGGGCGGTACAAGAAACGAAAGATTGTCTACTATCATCCAGGGACAGGCGAACCCACCTGCCCTCTCCCTGCGGATAAATATCACATGAATCTATTTCTATCACGTGGGTTCACTTTAGAACCCCCATTACATGGTGCAGGAATATGTCCTGTCTGTGGTAAGAAAGTTAAAAGGTTAAAACAACATTACAAACTAGCACATGAGGAGGTGAACAAATGAGTTATCCTGAAGGTAGTCCTCACGGTGTGGTTATAGGCCCCTTTGAGAGTGATTTGGCATTAGTGAACGGCTCAGACCAGGAATTTATCATCTGGCGTGCCCCCAAGGCATGTGAGATAACCGAGGTCTGGACTGTGGTTAATGCAGTTATAGGTGCTGGCACTTTGGAGCTTACCCTGCTAGACAAGGGTACGGCTGGTACGGCAACAGGCACTACTATAGCCCAGCATGGCACTGCTACTGCCTATGCTGCTGATACTCCGAAGGATGAGACTATCAGTGAGGGCACGCTGGATGCTGGAGATTATGTCTCAGTGAAGTTATCCAACAAATCCAGTGGTACAACCGTCACTGTTAATAGCCTGGTAATTGGACTAGAATGGGTCGCAGGTTCGCCCGCTGCTGAGGGCTGATGATTAAGGGGGAGGGATAATCCCTCCCCCTTCTGATTACTATGAGAATCCTATGGCAATCAGTCGCCCCGTGGACACCCTCTGGTTATGGAATCTGCACCAAATACATTACTAGGGGGTTAAAACAACTGGGACATGATGTTTTTATCTTTGCCCACTGGGGGCTTAAAGGGGATATTGTCGAATGGGAGGGTATTCCTGTTTTCCCCAATGATGTGGGTGACTGGGGTATTAAAAACGCTCCCCGTGTTTATGATTATGTCAAAGCCGATTGTATCCTAACCCAGATGGATGTCTGGGTGCTCCGAGACCATGGCAAAGAGATGCAGTGGTTTCCTTACACCCCAGTTGACCATTCACCTGTTCCGCCAGCGGTCAAGAGGCAGTTAAGAACTGCTCGTAAGGTAATAGCAATGTCTCGTTTTGGCAGGCGGGAATTGTACAATGCTGGTATTGCCTCTTGGTACATCCCTCACGGCGTGAATACATGTATTTATAAGCCCGATGAAAATCTAAGGAAGTCATTCCGTGCCGAGCAGGGCTGGCAGGATAGGTTTGTTATCGGCTGTGTAGCCACCAATAAAGGTGAGAGAAAGAACCTGCGGAAGTTGATGCTGGCTTTTGCTGTGTATCATTTAGAGCACCCTGAATCAGTGTTATATATTCATTGTGACCCGAATGATAGAGAGGGCGTGCCTCTACACACGATGGCAAAGCATCTTAAGATTGATGACGTGGTTTATTTCCAGCCTGAATTTGCCCGACCGCCAAGTGAGCGTGATATGGCGATGGTGTATAACAGCTTTGACGTGTTTTGTTTACCAACTAAGGGTGAGGGTTTTGGTTTACCTATTATCGAGTCTCAAGCCTGTGCTGTACCTGTTGTGCTGACAAACTTCTCGGCTGCTGGTGAATTGTGCGGTGGCGGGCGATTAGTCAAGGACTGGGACATTGAATTTGAACCTCAGGAAGCCTGGATGGCTGATGTCAGAGTTGATAGTGTGGTCAAGGCTATTGAGGAAGTTAGGGAGAACCGAGAGGAACTATCGCAAAGGGCTAGGAATTTTGCCTTGGAGTTCGATTGGGATAAAGTGATTAAGGATTACTGGAAACCTGTCTTAAGTGATATTGAGTTTATCATAGGCAAGAGGTTTTACCTACCACAGAGAAAGATGTTGGTAAAGTGGACTCTAACCAACAGGTGTAATGCTAAATGCACTACCTGTCTTACCCATCAGATTAAAGGTTTGAAAGGACACATATCTGGTCACGACTTTATGGAGATTTGCCGTAAACTGGTTGATTCTGGAATGGTGTCATATGTGTCCCTAAACTCAATCGGTGAACTGTTCTTAATCCCTGATGTGATGGACTTTTTACCTGAAGGGATAAGATTTCTACAGAAGTTTGGTATCAAGGTGGGTATAACCACTAACGGCAGCCTGGCCAAACCCTTACCTGTAGATGATTATATCATTAGCTTTAATGGCTATGACAGGCAATCATTTGAGCAGACTACAGGCTTATCCTTTGATAAGGTAGTTAAGAACATCGAATCCCTTAAAGACCAGAAGGGCTTACAGATTCATCATTTATCAATAAATTGTGACCACACAACAGAGGGTAAATTCATTGCCCTGTTTCGCCATTTGAACGTGCCTTTGCGGATAAGCCATAAAGTAGAAAACCAGTTCGGGCTTCTTGATGTGCCTGAGCTGTCGAGAAAACCCTGTGACTATCTGGATATGTT